GCCACCGAGGCAGCATCCTGGGCGACGTACCGGCCAACGTCACGCAGCCAGCCCGTGAGCTCCTTCGCGACCTCCCGGTCAGCCCGCTTGATGGACCGACGGAACGCCGCAAGGCTACGCGTGTCGATCTGAACTGAATCCGCCATCTGTCAGATGGTGTCTTGGTAGTAATGGAGGCCGTGAATGGCGTTCCGTGCGGTACCCGCTGAGACGCCGTATTTCTTGGCCTGCGAGGAAATGGACTGCCCAGCTCGATACGCAGCACGCATGGCTCGAACAGTCTCAACATCCAAACGCCCGCCCAACCGCCGATCAGTCGACCGCTGAGCGACGTTCCATCCGCTCGGCCTCTTCTCGACCGCCGCCTTCCAGCCGCCACGCGCTTTGGCCGCCTTGCTGATCCTGGCTCGGGCTTCGTCCGACATCTTCCAGCCCCGTGCCCGCATAATGTTGCAGGTGGCATGAATGGCTCGCAGATTCTCCGGCCTATCGTTGCCACCCTGAAGCCGGGGCACGATGTGATCGAGCACGAGGCCCTTGCCATTGTGCCCACGGCCCTTGCGTTGCATCTCGAACTCCCGAGAGTCCATGTAGCACTCAGGCAACTGGCATTCGAGGACAGTCAACGAGCCGGCCTCAACCATGGCGTGCAGAATCGCGCGCACCCGCCAGTTCGCATGTCGTAGCTGCTCGACCTGACAGTGCAGGGGCTCACGATCCACACCCGCATGTTATCAAGTACCAGGTCACAGAGTTGTGTCGGTGCTCTGGTACTTGATGATCGGCGGATCGTTCGTCGTCGACGCAGCCGTGAACGTGATCTCCTGCTGCACCGGCCCCGGACCATCCACCGTCGGGGACGGGCTCGAGAACACGCAGTCCTGCAACGTGATCTCGATGTAGTAGGCGTACGTGCCGCTGATCGTCGCCCCCGAGAACTTGAACACCACGTCAGCGATCGTGTTGTTGACCACCCGGTTGACGTTCGTGAGGTCGTTGAAGTCCGCCGTGAACGTCCCCGACGCATTCGGCTTGTCCGTCTCCACCGGCTTCGCCTTCAGCCCCGAGGTGCCGAGGGCGTACGCGTCGTCACGCATCTGAGCGCCGATGCTCATGGACCCGTCACCGATGACGTTCGCCTCAAGCGAGCCGCCGATCGTGACCGTGCCGCCCTGGAACCCGAACGGGGACCAGCCCGTCGGAGCCACATAGGACACGAGGCTCTGCGACGTGGACTCCTCCTGCACGTCCACGTTCAGCGTGTACGTGAAGAACCCGGTCCCCGACCAAGCGAACTGCACGCCGGTGAACATGGTTCCGTAGTACTCGACCGGCAGCAGCGTCGAGGACAGCACCGGAGGCAGCTGCTTCTGGATGCTGTAGCTCTTGCTCGGCGGCGTGTCCAGCGTGTGCGTCTGGAGGTACGCCGTCGTCGCACCCTGCTGCACCGGGGTCACGGTGTTGTTGTGCAGCGTGTCCAGCAGGTAGCCGAACCCGGTGGACGGAACCTCACCGCTGATCGACCCAGAACCGCCGCGGGTCGTCAGAGCTGAGGGTCGCTGCCACCGGCCGTTACCCAACGCCTGACTAAACGCCCGGTTGCGGGTGAACGCGATGCTCTCCCCCGTCAGGGGGAAGAACCTGGACGGTGCGACACGGGTGCCGTACGTTGTTTCCTTCGCGATAGCGATACGGAAGTCGTTGCCCGAAGCCACGGGTCAGTCCTCCTTGGCCTTGTGGTCTGCTTGCTTGACCTCCGACCAGTCATCACGCTGGAGGAGCTCGGCACGGAGGGACGCAGGAACCGGCTCCCCGTTCTCATCCTCGAGAGGCAGGAGCCCGCCGCGCTTGACCGTCACCGCACGGGTGTCGTACACGTCACCGCTGTTGAGCTCCACGAACACCTCCTCGTAGGGCCCGTCGTACCTAGCACGCTTAGTGCTCATCCTGCGCTTCGCTCCTCCATGTAGGGGAATGCTATTGAGCGACCAGACCGGTAACGCCCTGGTCCACGATGATCTGAGTCATCCACTGGTTCTGCGACGCAACGTTGTTCTGCTGCCTGATCCTGCGGTCACCGAGACGGTAAAGAGGGGAGCCGAACGGCTGACGGGACTTCTGCTCATTCGCCAAGAGGGTTGAGACTTCGGCGTACAGGTCCCACGCCCGTTCCTCCGTGGCCTGCTCATCGTCGCCGTAGCGGCGGACCTCGATGATGACCTGGAGCGTGTAGTCCTCGTCCTGTCGAACGTTGCCCAGCTGGGGGCTGGTGGTGTTGATCTCGGTCTGGCCGAACACGATCAGCTCACCGCCCGGCGGCCGGTCCTCAGCCTCGCTCGGGTAGCCCCAACGGATCACCGGCAACTGACCCTCAGATGCGGGCGGGAACGTCCAAGCCTCCAGCAGCGCCTTGAGGGCAGCCTTTGCCGCCGGCACCGTCGAAGCGGGCATCAGCCGACCGTGCGGAGGCGACGCTGGTCAATCCAAGCGTCCACATCCGGATTGCCAACCCACGACCCGCCCCGACCCGGGACCACCAACCCGTAGGTGCCGCCCTCAACGCTTGAGAACGTCGCAGCCCGGTCGTCAATGGGGCCGCGGACAGCCCACTGCTTCGCGAGCATCAGGGCCGACCACTTCGCGTCCTCGTCAAGCTCGTCAAGGCCATGCTCGTAGCCGATCAGGATGCTTCCTGCGTTCGGGAGCCAGTCGACGTTCGCCGCCCGGTAGACCTGAGTGCCGTCGGTCGTGACGTTCGCCAGCTCATCGGTCGTCAGCGCGGTCCCTTGGACGCTGATGGACCGGATCAGGTTGATGTACGGCCAGCGGGTCCGTAGAACCCCGCCGTAAGGGGTTCGGGTTTCCTTGGAGTAGCGGTGGACCAGCGCGTACCCAAGGCAACTCTCAAGGCGGGACTCAACGCGGGTGCGTAGCTCGCTGATCTTGCCGTCCGAGTAGTCCGTCGTGTTCTGGAACTGCGGCTCGAGGCTGCGGAACTCTGCCAGCGTGAACCATGTGTCCGAGACAACCTGGACCTGGTCGACGTAGGTCTGTGTCTCACCGATGAACGTCGCGGTCCAGACGACGCTCAGGGTGTCCAGCGTGGCGGTCTGGGCAGGCGTGAGCGTCAGCTGGAACACGCCCGTGCCCGCGTCCGTGACCTGAGGCGAGAACGACGTCCCGTCAGACAGCCTTGTGACGACCGCCGTGGCTGAGTCCGGGGCCGGGTTCGTGGCCGTAGACCCGATATACAGCCGCTTGGTCAGGGTGCTTGAGCGCCCTTGGACTATGCGCTGCACGAACGGACCTCCATCCCGATCCGCTCAACCTCACTGAGCGTCACCGGCACCGCGTCACCAGCCTCAATCAAAGCCAGTGCCTCCTCGGTGTCGAGGTCCCACAGTTCGCCGGGGGCCGCCGGCCGGGTGAGTCCCGGCCAGCGGCGCATCCTCATCAACTTGACGAGCATTCCCCAGCTCCCCTTACTACTCGTCGTCACCCTTGGGGCGACCGTCCGGGCGGAACTCGTCCGGGTCCGGGGGCTGATGCTCCCCGGCGCCCGACGCGAGCGCCACCGCGACCGGCGTAGTCGGCTTCGCCGCCCGCACAGGCGGGTCCTCCGGCTCAGCGTCGTTCGCGGTCGGGTAGGACGACTGATCGGCCTCCTTCGGGGCGGTCTTGGTCACCTGACCGTCCTGCCGGCCGCCCTTGACCTCCTCGCCCTTGACGGCGCCCTTCACCTTCGGCTCGTCGCTCTCGTCGCGCTGCGGGCCGACGGTCCCGACGTGGTCCTGCTTGCCCTGCTGCCTCTCGGCCATGTGTGGATCTCCTCCTAGGTGGCGCTGTGCTTGACGGCGACGGCGGCGGCGGCGAGGACGACCTTGCCGTCCACGCGCTCCTGGCCGCGGAACCCGATCTGACCGTTGTCGGAGTGCAGCTCGTTCTGCCTCTGGAGGCTGAACCCTGCGACACGGCGGATCATGTACGCCCGCTTCCAGTCCCCGAACAGCACCGAGATGTTCCCGGCCGCGGGGCTGGGGACATCCGGGTCCGTGTAGATCGGGTACCCGAGGAACGTGTCGGGGCCGCTGGCGGCCACGTTGACGTTCCACAGCGGACGGCTCTGCCCGTCGACCATCAGGTACAGGTTGCGTGCGGCGGCGTCGTTCACGATGAACGAGGCGTTCGCCCGGTACTGCTGGGGCAGCGTGAAGATCGCCGTCACCAGCGCGCTGTAGCTGAACGTCGTGGCGTTGCCGGTCGCCGCGGTCGTCGTCGTGATGTTCGACGCCGTCGCGGACGACAGGATGCCGGTCGGCTTGCCCGAACCGTCACCCTGCACGTACGCGGTGTTCTCAAGGACACCGATCCGCTCCCCGAACTCCTGGGAGAGATACGCGTCCAGCGGGAACGCCGAGTCGTCCAGCAGCTCCTCCGACACGATGATCTTGCTCGTGGCCTTGTAGGCACCGAGGGACAGCTGAGCGAACGTCTCGTCCGAAGGCGAGTATGCCGCGTTCTCAGCCGTCCACGACGCCGTGCCGTGAGCGGTGTTCGCCGGAACCTGGATCGTGTCGCCACTGTCCGTGACGATCTCCGTAGCCAGCGACGAGATGGAACCCATCTGACGCAGCGACCGGATGATCTGGTTGTAGAAGTCCGTCGGCACGAGGAAGTTGCCGGCGGCGCCCGTGGCACGCGAGAGGGCACGCTGCTCCTCCACGTCCAGCTCCGACAGGTTCCCGACCGTCAGGTACTTCCAGTACGCGTTGCGGACCTCGGGCTGATCCTGGGGGCGAACGCCCTTCAGGCTCTCCCGGTACTCCGTGAACGTCGCGGCGGTGTCACCGTCATCACCGATCCGCTTCTCCAGCGGGGTGCTCATCGCCTTCTCGACCTCACGGTCCTGAGCGAACATCCGCTCAGCCCGGTCGATGCGGGCCCGCAGCTCCTCGAACTCGCCTGCCTGCTTGTCGAACTGCTCCCGCTCCTCGGCGGTGAGGTCCCGCTTCTCCTCCTCGGCGGTCTGCGACAGCTTGACCATCTCCGAATGGAGACGGGCACGCTGCTCATGCAGCCCCCGGATGTCATCGCGCCTCATGGGCGACTTCCTTCCTGTCTGGGGTTGACTTGCGTGACCGGTCAGCCAGCTCATCGAACTGGCGCTTTAGCCAGTCGAACTTGGCTTCCTCATCGGCGGTGAGATTGCGGTCAAACCGCTCCGCTCCCTCAACGAGCTTCCGCATCTCCCCGTGAAGGGCGGCACGGAACTCGAGTAGCCGATGCTCCTCCTGCGGCGACCACGTCTCCGCGGGCCACTGAAGGATCCGCTGGATGTCCTCAGGAACTTCGCTCATAGCCTGAGGTCCCGCGGAAGGTCCAGCCTCATGACGTGCAGCTGGCGTCGCCTTGCTGCTGCCGCCGCTTCCACGGCGTCAACCCCAGCGTTGCGCTGCTCCTGCTCCGACTCCTCCACTTCGGACTCGTCGGTTTCCGGGGTGCCCGTTCCGGCAACCTCCGGCTCCTCAGGTGCCCCCTCCTCGCGCTGCGGGGACGCGCCCGCGAGGAGTTGCTGCACCTTCTCGAAGAACATTGCGGGGTCCTGCATGACCTCCTCGGAGACCTGCAAAGCCCGCAGGGACCGCATCTCAGCGGTCGTCGTGACATAGGCCGGGTCCCAGGTAGGGGACACATCCAGCAGGGCCTTGAAGCCTTGGATGACCCGGTGGGGTTTGCCGCCCCGGTTCTCGACGTGGCTGTTGCCGTTGCCGACGATGAACCCGTTGCTCATGCCGGTGATGTCACCGCGCTGCACAAGCTCCCGGACAGCCTCCCCAACGAAGTGCTTGGCGATCGTCGCCTTGACCCGCAGGCCCTTCGCGTCGTCCCTCAGCGTGAGGGTGCCGGCCCGCGTGGTGGCGAGCACCGGGAGCATCGGGTTGTGGTGGTACAGCATCGGGACGTTGTCGCCCTTCGCCAGCACCTTGCGATACGCACCGCGCTGCTGAGCCTCCGTGAAGTCCCCTAGATCCGTCTCCTGGTCATACACAGCAGCAAGCCCGTCGAACGACCAGCCATCGGCCGTGACGTCCACGTCCGTGAACGCAGCGGAGCGGGACTCCACGTTCTCCGGGTTGGGGACTGAGCGAGCTGCCGGCTCGTTGGCGTACAACGCAGCCACCTGGGCCTTGGCGTCGTCCTCCGTGACGTGGCAAGCCACGACCGAACCGTCAGAGTCCTTGATGACCGCCCACGGCTTGTCAGCCGGGCATTGGTCGCTACGGGTTGCGTGCCAGGGCACTGTTGTCCTCCGCTGGTGGCGTGCTGCCGTTTCCATTGGGTTGCTGCATACCGTCGAGCTGCAACTGCGGTGGCGGAGGCGGATTGGCCTCCCGCTTCTGAGCCGCCGTGAACTTCGGAAGGTTCTCCTTCTCGCGAACCTCCTCAGGCAGCATCCACTTCTTGTCGATCGCGGTGCTGTAGTAGCTGGCACGAGCAGCGTGATCGCCACGCATGATCGCCTCCAGCACGAACTCGCAGTCAAAGATGTTCTGCGGAAGGATCCCCGGGTCCCACGTCAGCGCGTTGCTGATCGTCGTCGTGACCGGGGCAATCGCGTTCTGAGCGAACTGGATCTGGTTTCCCTCAACGGTCGCGTACGTCAGGCTGTCCCCCGTCGACCCTCCCAAGTACGACGGGGGCAGCCCGAACATCACAGCGATATCAGTCCGGGTCATCTGCTGGGACTCCACGAACATCAAGTCTCGCAAAGGCGACTGAATCGACTGGAGCGTTGCCCCCTCCTCGAGCACCGGGGTGCCATGCGCCTTACCTGAACCGCCGTACAACGCTTGGAACGAATCAGCGAGGTTCTTGACGCCATCGGCCCCGAGCCGGCCGGGATGCTCAATCACGGTGCGGTTCGTCGCACCACGCTTGTAGAACCCGCCCTCAAACTCGTCCCGGGCCAGTGCTGCACCCAATGCTGCCTTGCAGCGGATGACGGACTCCCCCGTCAGCCCGTCGAGGCTCATGCCGAACACATGGCACACATCCTCGGTGCCCAGGGTCTGCTTCGGCTGGCCGTTCGTCGGCTCGAAGATGAAGGACTTCGTGCGGGACCTCGGGTCCCACTTCACGACCACCTGCTCCGGGGGCAGCAGATACAGCTCCTCAACCAGCTGGTCGGGGCCGCGGTACTTGCGGATGAACGCGTTACCCCAGAGCAGCATGTGGACCGTCAGCGTCGACCAGAACCGCCCTGCCGGCGTGTACTCGTTCGGCTTGTCATGGAGGATCTTCCATGACCGGTGTCCTGTCGCCTCAACCTTCTGTCCGTCCCCGACATCCCGGTACACCTTGAGAGGCAACTGGCCGATCTGCTCAGCGATCACCCGGACCGCAGACCACACCGGGCTCAGCCCAATGGCACGTTGGACCGTGACCTTCTGCCCCGACGGGGACGGGGTACCGGAGAACGCTTCGATCAGGAACCCGTCAGGGCTCGCCAACCCCGTCCTGTGCTCCTCCTTCTCAGGCAGCCCTAGGGCCTGCCGCCACAAAGCCATCAGACCCTCTCGTTAGACAACAAGGACACCGCGGTCCGAGTACACCGACATCCCCGGTCCGGACCGTGCAACAGCGTGAGCCATGCTCGCCGCCTTCAACGCGTCGATCACCCGCATGTCCTGCTTCGACGACGTACGGGAATGCAACGGCCTGTCGAACACCCTGCGGTCCCCCGTGATCCTGCGGGTGATCGCGTTCAGCGTGTGCTGCCGCAGCACACTGCTCCCCGTGTGCCGCAGCCAAGGCTCCCGCTGCTCACGGCGATCCTCCGACACGCCACCGCGAAGGGCCTCCATGAACGCCTCGTACTCCTCCGCAGCGGCCTTCGGGCCCTGATCGCGGTTGACGACCGGCACCCCGAGCTCGCGTTCCACCCAAGCCAACGTGTCCTGGGCACGGGTGCTATCCGCGACCACATACTCGATCGTGTAGCGCTCATGGAACGACCGGAACGCATCCTTCACGTCCTCCGGATCAAGCATCGTCCCGTCCCGCGGCGGGGTCAGCACGATCGGCTCACCGAGCAACCGGAACTCCTGGTCACGCATCCACAACGGGACAAGAGCGGTCGGGTCGTCCACCCAAGCGAAGTCCGCACCAAGCCAGATCGACGCGCCATCCGGAATCCGCACATCCGTCTGAGCACGGTCCCAATCCGCCTCACTGACCGCAGCCCGGCTCGAGCGGGTCGGCCGGTTGCACTTCAACCGCTTCCAATCCCCCAGATCCAACGTCGGGGAATCGAAGTCCTCGGCCAACGTCTGAGTCGTGATCGCGCTCAACGGGTTGGCGTCCTTGACCGCCTGCATGTCCGAACACAACCGGTCATCGCGAACCATGTACTCATGCAGAACCGCAGACGACGTAGCGGCCCGCAGGTAGCTGCCGTCCCGATGGGAGTCCGTCGCCTTCGTTCGCATCGCGTCCCGGGTCTGCTCGAACTCCGACCCCGGCTCGCCGGCCGTACTGATCGTCAAGATCTGCCCATTTCGCTTACGCAGCTTGCCCTTCCAGAGGCGATACAGCTTCATGTCCTCATGGCGGTGCAACTCATCCACGATCGCGAACGGATACGGGATCACCCCATCCCCCGTCTTCGGATCCGCCGCGTAGATCTTGATGCCCTTCCCGCCGTTGCGATACGAGATGATCTTGCGATAACCGTCGTACGCCCGGAACCGCGTCGTCATCCCCGGCGTTCGCTGAATGAACCCGCTCGCCTGCCCATACAGGATCTCGGCCTGCTCCCTCGAGGACGCCGCGACCGGGATCCAAGGCTCATCCGCATAGTCCGCCGCATACAGAGTCAGCTGGGCAATGAACGTCGTCTTGCCGTTGCCCTCGGGCACAACCAGCCACGCCTCACGGAACCCGCCGAACACATCCTCCGCATACGCCAGCTGCCAATCCTCAGGGGAACGCTGCTCCCCATCATCGAACACCAACAGCGACGCGTACCGCCGGAAGTGCTCAACCGTGAACGGCTCAGGCACGCTTACGACGCGGGGCGAGCTCGTCGAGGGCCTCGAACCCCGACCCCTGCTCGTCGTCCCTGTCGCCATCCATCACCACCAGCGTCTTGATCGCCTGAATCCGGGCCGTATCCGACCCCCCACGAGCGATCTGCTCGAGAATCAGCCGCATCTCCTCACGTTCCAACGGAACTCGCTCCATCAAGCCACCTTCCGGCTAACTCTCCGAGTTTCGGGCTTTCTTTCGCCAAAGACTGCGGCGGGGTGAACGGGGGTGCATCTCAAAAAACTTGGGGCGGCAGTGGGGTCGTTCCGGTGGATGCGTCGCCTCTGGCGTCGATCCTGTCGCGTAGGTTTCGCATGGCGATCTGGTTGGCTTCGAGGCGTGAGGTGGCGATGCCGGATGCCTGTAGTCCTGTGGGTCGATGCGTGATGGTGACCATGACCGATGCCCTGGGTCCAGCGGATCTTGTTAGGACTTCTAGGTCTTGGTTCATCGGGCGTACTTGTCCTTGAGTCGATGGCACGATCGGCATAGCACTTCGCCTCTTGGGTCATCGAGGCCGTGGGTGTGATGGGCTTGCAAGTCTTGGGTTGCTCCGCACTCTTGGCAATACGGAGTATTGCGCTTGAGTCGGTTAGCCCAGGTCTTGTGCCTTGTGTTGTCCCTGCCCTTGGACCATGAGGCGTTGGGTGGCCGGCATGTGGGACACCGGGATGGGGGTGGCTCCCATAG